TTAAGTCAATGGGATGCAACTCAATCTTCCACAAATAAAAGATTATGGCAACAAGGTGGAGTATATGGTTTATCGATTAATACTGAAAAATCTGAAAAATTACCCAACAACTATTGTTATTTTGATATTGATACGAAAATAATAAACATAAAATATATTTACAAGTTACTAAGAATATTATTTGAAAAAAGTGAAACTCATATTGAATATAAAACAGTAGTTACTGTCACTGGAAATTATGGCAAAAGAGGATATTCTTTTACAAGCGATGATTATGGTAGTTATTCATTTCATTTAACCGACCAATATAAGGTGTCGCATGGGTCTATTAATTGCACAGATGGATCACAAAGCATAAGATTACAGCTGAAATCTAATGATTTAGAAATTAAAAATGGTTCAATGGAACTTACTCTTTGGACTACCCCTGAATTTCAAGATGTGATGCAGAATTTTTATATTAAATTTATAAAAATAATAGAAAAACGTATAATGGAATGTGAAAATTATGAAGATATTAAATATTTGTTAGAAAGTATAATAGACAATGGTGAATATAAGTTTAAAAAATACATACATTATTTAGATGTTAAAAAAAAAATGAAAAATTTAAAACAATTTAAACATCTTGATAAAAAAAATAATGGATATCGACTAATACTTATAGATGATATGAATGATTCTGAAATAAGTGAATGGCGTAAAGAAACAAAATTACCTGATTATAATTGTATTAATGAAATAAAAGAAATGAATATTGATGAATTTATTGATAAATACGGAAATTATAAAATAAAACAAGAATTTCGTAAATTAGATAATTTTACATTTGAAGAAATAAACAAAATTATTGATGATGTTTCTAAAGTTTATAATATAAATTTAAGTCATATAACTTGCAAATGGTTAGAAATAAGATTAAATCAATACGCTGAACTTGGTTACTATCCTGAAAGTTATAGAGGTTCTTTGCAAAAAATATTAATAACAGATTTAGAAACATCTAATGATATAACGAGATTTGGTGAATTAACAGATAAAAATATACAAAATAGAAAAGGACAAGATGGAATTAGAAGGATTCATACTTGCTATAATGAATATAATGAGTTACATATTTGCGTATCATTAATTACTAGAGAAAAAAAAATGCCAAAACAAACCAATGATTATATTAAAAAAACACCATATTTTGTTGATGGTAACAAAGTAAATTATTCAGTTCTTAAAGGTATTTATAAAGAAAAAAATACTCATGGTTATACGAATAAAGATGGTGACGATTTTATAGAAGATGATATAATATTACCAAAAAATTATTATTGGAAAACTGCTGATGGTTGGTTGTATAAAAACAAAGTTGATGGAGAAGATGAAATCATTTCATTAGATGTTGTTTCTACTTTACCAACTACAAATTTTGTAGAAACAAATAATTCAACCGAAATATTAATTAATAATGATATAACATTATTTGCTAATTCATGTTGTAAAAAAACAGATAAGAAAAATTTACGTTTTGGTATAAAAGATATATATACAATATATGTAACTTGGTGTAAAATAAATGGTAAAAAATGTTTGAAAACACAAAAAAAATTCAAAGAAGAATTTGAAAAAAATAATTATAAAGAAGAAGAAAGCAAAGGAATAGATATTAATAATATTTCAGGTAAAAGAGGTTATAACACAATGGTATCATTATATAATATATAATTATCATCTAATAATAAATACTAATTATAAAAATAAAAAATATATTTTTTTTATTTTTATATCTGCGTTTAAATTATAAAGATGACCTGCTCTTCTTGCCCTAACTCGCCTGTCACTCCTTCTGTTGAACTTGTTCCTGAACCGCTTCCTGTTATACCCAAGTTCGAAACCAAAGGTAGTTTACAACTCACCAATACCGGAAACGCATTTACCGATTTAGCACCAGTGATTCCTTTTGCGATTTCTGCCATTAATGCATATATTACCTCATTAGCAGTTCAAAAAAATTCTTTAGAACCAACTTTTTTCAATAGTCCTTATCTATATTCTCTTTCCAATAATTTAGTGTTAGGAAACTATTTGGAATCCAGTTTTACTGAAGGTATTTTGACAGCCACTACATACTTGGTTCCTTATCAATCAGAATTCAGAATTGAAACTGCAACCATTGTAACATTTTTCAACTCGGAAACAAAAATATTATTTTTTCAAATCCCAAAAGAATTTAGCTATAATAGTCTCGAGTTAGCAGCAGTTGCGACAGGAATAATTGAAACTGGTTATCATGCAAAAGTTCAAGTTCCTCAAAGTTTTATTGATAAAACAATTTCGACATTAGGACAAGTAGTTAGTGTCGAGGTTGATATTCCGAATCTACCTCTTCCAACTAATGGTGTTGTTCCGTTTACAGATGATTGTAAAGTCAATCAAAAATCGACTACTGCTTGTAGTAAAAAAACTCAGAGTGAGTGCGGACAATACTATTCAACTAATCGTTGTGTTGCAACTAATTGTGAATGGAATGGTAGTTATTGCAGTAATAGTGGATGTTCTGGTATTTACTGTAACTCATATGATATATCTATATACGATTAATAATAACTTCAACATGTAAGTAAAACAATACCAAAATTAATATTTATCTAGGTGTATATTATTTGTATTTTTATAAAGTCTGACAAGACTATATAAAAAGATGATACTTCCTTTATTTTATTAAGTTGCATATACCATACCACAATTACCTCCCACAAAGTAGATTTCATTGATGCGTTCTTCGAACAAATACATGTCAAAATTGTAGTCATAAATGCGCCACGTTGGCTTATTAATGCCGACAATATTTCCCGTTTCAGGATCGCAAATGGTCAAACTTTGCGCTAATGGATCAAGAGGCGGAATAATCGTCGTAAATTCGAATTCAATTTGATTGAATCGACTCATGTTGATGGCACCGGAAGGTTGCAAATCAAGCACCGAAGTATGAATACAAAAATTATAACAATAGAGTCCATCCGGTGCATTTCCTTCAGTTCGTGTATATTTTTCAATATAATTAAAAACCCCGGCTGGTTGAATATTTTCTCGATACGAACCATCCAACAAAAGTCCTAATCCAATCAAAATCAACTTTTCATTTTCAGGGGAATAAACATTGGTAATCATCCAACCAGTTAATTTACCATCAATATTCACCCCAGGACCAATGTACAATGTTTGGGTTTCTAGGCCATTCGTCCGAGTAATTGGATAGAATCCAGCCGTTGGCGCAGGAATAATATCACGAGGAATATAATTATACGGCCAATTAGTATAATTGGACCATTCATTACGTAGATTCGCATCACTGCGCTGAAAATAGAATAAATAACTCGAAACCATCCCTAAAGAATCTAATTGAACCTTATTCGTTCCAGTAACATTATAAAAGATCGATTCATGCACCTGTTTAATAAGATATTTTTGTTCATTCAGTGCAAAAAGACGTTCTTCGTCATTCGACAAGAAACAATACGTGCAATTAAGATGAATATCCGCATTCCATAAAGTGCGCGTATCTACATAAGAATTTATTCCTAGAAATACATCCGGTGGTGGTTGCAAAAATCGATAAAATTGTTGATAAAATAAGTTGAAGTTAGGAGCTACATAAGGAAAATTATTGACACCATCTAACACATCACGAATTTGAAATAATTCATTAATCGGTCGAAACGTTATGTTGATATGCAATTCATTGTATTGCAAAGAAGTGAGAGGAAAAGCCATTTGCGATTTTAACCCAAACCAGTTATTGAGAGGAATATATAAGATGGAACCACGGATCGACGGGTCAGCTCCTGCAGGAGACTCTGTATAAAACGCACTAGGATAAGAGTTGACACGAGCACCACTATTTCCTGGATCATTTAACTCGGGAACATTTCCAATCATCTTATCGAATAATTGTTTTTTATTACCTGAAAAATCACGCTGAACTGCGGCTAATAAATAATCACCTGAATATTCTTGTAATGTATAATTACCACAAGTAATACTAATTTTGGAAATCATTTTGGCACCTAAATTTTGAATCCATCGAAATTCATAAGGAGCCCATCGTCCATTGTTACCAGGAGATTCTAAAGAGGTAGGAACAGGTGGAAAAATAGGACTCCATATATTAGGTAACGCAACGGATAAATAAGTATCCATTAATAAATCCGCATAACGCGGTATTTTAAAGGTGAAACTTGACTCATCGGTTAACCGGAGTGTTTTTGCGCCTTCAAAATCAACGCGGAATTTTTGTAATCCGAAATTGGTATATTGCGCATATTTGCTTTTAAAGAAAGTTTTGGAAGGATTTCCATTTAATATAATATTTTGTTGTCCTTGACTGACTAAATTCATAAGACCGCCTGCCATGGTTATTTATTTAATAGGATATATAATATTTAAATAATTATTTGTATTATTTGTATTTATATATAGTATATTATGTTGCCCTTAACAAAAACAATATTAGATCCTGAAATTACAGAACTCTTTAAAAACAACGAAAAAAATGATTTAATTCGAATTTTAGGTAGACGCTCTTGTTTGAATCAATTTAATATATCTCTCATTTATCTTTTTCACGTATTACAATCTGCCGGAATTTTTGTTACCACTTTAGCAACTGGATATAATAACAAACCGTTGATTTGGATAGGTATTGGATTAAATGTTCTAGCATCCTTAGTGAATGTATTACAAAAAACAAATAAAAATATGTCAGAACAATTGTTACAAGATATAATGAAAATTAAAAATAATATGTATGTAGATGAAGGTGCTATTATAGATCCTAAACAAAACCTTGTAACAAATAATGAATCACCTGTCTAATGTCTAATGTCTAATAACGAATTCTTATATTTTTTTAAAATTATTATAATATAAGAGTATGTCTTCCAATACAAAAGAATCAGCCAAACAAATAATGAATTCAATATCTAATGTTAAGGAACCTACCATTGTTACCATTTTAGTTGTTATTATTTTTATCATCATTTTAATGGCATTATTGTATTACTTTTATATGCGAAATTTACCCAAATATGAATGTAATGCCATGGATGCATTATATAGTAGTATTAATGGTAAAATAAGATCAATTAATGTAGTAGATCCGGATTGTAAATATTTATTTAGAGATTATTATATTAAAACCGCTTATAATTGTTGTAGTGGAGGTTCTTATAAAAATGATTTTGTAGATACATGTGTTTTAAAAGATTTATTAAAACAAGGTGTTCGAGGGTTAGATTTTGAAATTTATTCGATTGATGATAAACCAGTGGTTGCGACTTCTACTTCAGATAGTTATCACGTAAAAGAAACGTATAACTCGATCGATTTCGTAGATGTTATGTCTATTTTACGAGATTATGCATTTGTTACAGCGACAGCACCTAATTCAAGTGATCCTATTATTATTCATTTACGTTTTAAAAGCACGAATCAAAAAATGTATCAAAACTTCGCCAAATTGCTGGAAGATTATGATAATTTGTTATTAGGCAAAGAATATAGTTATGAAAATCGAGGAAGAAATTTAGGAGAAGTAAAATTGCTACTGTTTGTGAAAAAGATTGTCCTTATTGTTGACCGTTCTGATATTTCTTTTTTAGAATGTCAAGAATTTTATGAATATGTAAATATGACAAGTAATTCTATTTTTATGAGAGCTCTCCATTATTATGATATTGCGTATACTCCTGATATGAATGAACTAATTGAATTTGATCGGAGAAATATGACCATTGGTATGCCGGATAAAGGATCCAATCCTGATAATCCAAGTGCTGTGGTTATGAGAGAAACTGGAACACAATTGTTAGCTATGAGATATCAATTATTTGATACCAATTTAGAAGAAAATAATATGTTTTTCGATTTAGCAGGATATGCATTTGTTTTGAAACCCGAAAACTTGAGATATGTACCAGTTGTCATTCCAGCACCACCTCCACAAAATCCGGATGTCTCTTATGCCACTCGTAACATTTCTAGTGACTTTTATAATTTTGACATATAAAAATAAAATATTTTTAATCACTATATTATATAGATAATACGATGAAAAACAATAAGGTATGTAACAAAGGTATGAGCTTTTCTGAATGCGAATTAGCTATTTTGCGTATGCAGGTAGATCAAGCACAAGAGAAAATGGCAAAACGTGCTAATAATACACCTGATATTAAAAAAATCATTTCAATCGTTGAAGAGTTTATTAAAAAGAAACAATTGGTTTGTTATGGAGGTATCTCTATCAACGCATTACTCCCGGAAGATGATAAAATTTATAACGAAGAAATCGATCTTCCTGACTACGATTTTTTTAGTGCGAACGCTCTTGAAGACGCAAAAGAACTTTCTGATATTTATTATAAACAAGGTTATACAGAAGTAGAAGCCAAAGCCGGTCAACATCATGGCACGTTTAAAGTATATGTGAATTTTTTGGGAGTTGCAGATATTACTCTTTTACCGAAAGAATTATTTCAAACCATTAAAAAAAGTGCGGTAAAAGTAAATGGTATTTTATATACAGATCCAAATTTTTTACGCATGGGAATGTATTTGGAATTGGAGAGACCAAGTGGAGATACGGATCGTTGGGAAAAAGTTTTAAAACGATTAATACTGATTAACAAATATTATCCTTTGACAATTGAAGGGTGTAAAAATGTGGAATTTCAAAGAGAAATGGAAAACCAGGAAAAAGGGGATCAAATTTATAATACCGTAAAGAATACATTGGTCGACCAAGGCGTCGTTTTTTTTGGCGGGTATGCGATTTCCCAATATAGTCAATATATGCCAAAAAAATTACAAAAACACGTTGAAAAAATCCCGGACTTCGATGTCATTGCACATAAACCCAAAGACATTGCAGAAATTGTAAAAGAACGATTAAAAGATATTGATGTTACTAATGTAAAGATTATTAAACATGATGCGATTGGTGAAGTTGTTCCTGAACATTATGAAATAAGGAGTGGAAACGATACGCTTGTTTTCTTATATAAACCTGTTGCATGTCATAGTTACAACGTGATTATGATTGATGGTAAGAAAGTGCGCATTGCCACGATTGATACCATGTTGAGTTTTTATTTGGCTTTTTTGTATGCGAATCGTAAATATTATAACTCAGAACGTATTTTATGCATGTCGAAATTTTTATTTGACGTTCAACAAAAAAATCGATTAGAACAAAAAGGGTTATTAAAACGGTTTAGTATTTTGTGCTATGGTCATCAAGATACACGTGAAGATATGCGAGCACATAAAGCCGAAAAATTCAAAGAACTCAAAGATAAGAAGACGAGCAAAGAATATGAAGAATGGTTTTTAAATTACAATCCTGGAAAAAAAACAGAAGAAAAAGATACTAAGATAAAGACAAAGAATAATAAGACAATGAATAATAATACAATCAATAAAAAAAAGAAGAAAACAAAAACAAAAAAAAGAAAGGGAATTTTCTTTTAGATAAAATATAAATTATTTCGTTTTATTACCATGAATATTGATAAGGATATCCATCGTAATAATCTTTGTCATCGTCCTTTATCCATGCATTATCATACCAATACCCTTTAAAATAATAATTATCGTTTAAATAATAATTATGATAGTTACTGATAATAATAGCAATGAAATAGTTAAACCAATTTTCATTTTGCACGTTAAATCGATAATCATATTCAGGATCTAATAAATGCTCGTTATATTTTGGAACAGATAAGATATGATTCTTTATTTCTTCCATATTATATTTTTTATTTGTCAAAAATTTGATGATATCAAGATAGATTTGTTCTTCTATATTTTTAGGAAAGAAAGTATGATGTTCCATCATACATAAATAATTATAAATACCACGATTCTTTTCAAATAAATGTTTGATATTTTGTTCATTCATTTTTGTTTTCATAATTCTTGGATATCCATCGTAGAAATTTTTGCCATCATCAGGCAT